CGCCGTCCGAGGCGCTCCACGAGGCGCCCAGGGGCCTCGGCGAGCCCGCCAGGGCGGGGGCCGCGGGGCGCGGGCGCGCGGCGCGCGGCGCAGGCCCCCGGGGGGCGGAGCCCGGCCGCCCGACCCCCGGAACCCCGGAAGGGGTTACTCTCGGGCGATGCGAACCACTACCCCCCTCATGCTGCTCGTCGTGCTCGCCGGCTGCCACGCGAGCGCGAGCTGCCGCTCCTCGACGTCACCGGACGCCAGCTCGTCGACGCTCACGGTCACGAACCGCACTGCGAAGCAGACGACGGTCAACGTCGCCTTCGGGGCCGACTCGTCGATCACGGGCTGGCCGTTCTGCACATCCAATCCGAGCGGGTGTTCGTTCACGCTCGCGCCCAGCGCATCGCAGGCGTTGCCGCTGGGCGGCTATCTCAACGCCACGTTCGCGTTCGATGCGCCCGTTGGATGCGGCGCCACGAAGGCCGAGGTGAACATCGGCAATCCTGCGTGGTCGAGCGACACGGCCGACGTGTCGTTGGTCGACGGCTACTCCGACAAGGTGCAGATCGAGGTCTCCGGCGAGGGCCTCACGCTCGGGCCGCCGATGGGCGCGACGGGCAACGAGAAGGTGTACGGGCTCTTCCCGAACGGTTGCGACATCTGCGTGCAACGCAAGAGCCCACCGTGCGGCATAGCGCCCGGGCCGCTGAACGGCGACGGCTGCAAGGCGGGGCCCGATCAGTATCACCCCGCAGTGCCGTGTCAGTGGTCGGGCTCACGCGGACGCGCGTTCGTCGTCGCGCTGGTCCCCTAAGCCGCCTTCGAACGCTTCCCGCGCGGACGCTTCGGTGTCTCGGCTTTGGACGGGAGCGCCCGGAACTCGACGTCCCACGGTTCCCATTCGACGTTCGCCTCACTGTCGTCGCGGTTGGCGTAGCCGTCGATCTGGGAGAGCGACAAGCAGTTGCCCGCGAGGTTGAACGCGAGGTGCTCGATGATCTGTTGCTCGGTCGCCCCCGGACCTTGGATCGGGTTGTCGTCACTCAAGCCCTGCGCGATGACCGCCTCGTCGACGCACATCCTCACCGTGCGCGACACCGTCACCTCGAACACTCGCTTCGCCATCACGTCACCTCACGCCTTTCCTACTTCGACCTTCCCGCCGAACGTTCGCTCCCATGACTCTCGGTATGCAGGCGTCGCCACTTGGCCGCCACCGGGGATGCGCCCTACGACGCGATACAACCCGTCGCCGCACGGCTCGGCCAGTTCCGCGCCCGGCACCAGATCGGCGGCGCTCTCGCACGGACGCGCTAGGCCCGTACCGATGATCTCGCCGTCCCGCTCGCGCACCGTGTGCATGTGATCGCCGTGGTGCGCGATGACGCGCAGCTTGTCGCCGATGCCGTCGTGATCCTTCGCCATGACACTCACCCCTTCGCTTTCGCGATCCTGTCGATGTGGTCGTGCGCGTTGATGACCGCCTGCACCGCCGTGATGGCGCCGTCGATGACAGCTTCCACGACCGCGTACAGCGCGGCGCCAAGCTCAGTGTAGCTGTTGCCGTGGCTCAGGTTCTCGCGCACGTCTTTCAGTTGCGCCAAGATGTCGTTCGTGTCGCTCATGTTTGCCTCATCCTGCCCACGAGAGGGCACCTCTTGTCGGTGTCGCGCATCGCCTCGTCAGCCGTCGTGTAGTCTCGGCAAGAGATCATGTAGCCGGCAGGTCCGGTCTCAGTCGTACCTTGAGGGACGCCGCGTCTGTAGATCGCGCACCACGGTTTCGACGGCACTCGTGGGTGCGGCAACCGTACGACACGTGCGCCTTGGTGGAACGTGTCCGCGCGAAGCGCGAAGTCGCTCCGCTCGAACCGGTCGTCGCTTACGCGGCGCCAACCGTCAGGCACGCCGTCCATGTTCCTCCCCCTTGAGGTAGCCGAGCGCTTGCGCGCGACACACTGCGGCCAACGTCTTCGCCGTGCGCGCCGCTCGTTCGCCGAGCGTCACACGAAGAGCCTCAAGGCTCCCGCCGACCGCTGCGGCGCGATCGATCTCTTCCGTGACCGCCCCGTAGCCGAGATGTTCGACGATGAACCGCACATGGGGGTACTCCCATCCGGTCTGCTCGCGCACGTCGTACAGCTCCTCATCGCGCGTGGAGAGCCTGCTCCGTCCATTCGACCTGCGTCGTCGCCTCGACATGATCACACCTCGCTCTGTTTCACGATGGCCCAGACGGCGACGCAATCCGGGCAGCGCCAGAGTGCGGCGCCTTCCGGCAGCTCCCACCCGAGTGCGCGCAGCCGCTCCGCGCGTGCGTCCTCGGTCAGATCCTTGGCTCCGATCAGGATCACCCACACGTGCCGGCACGAGCACCCGAAGACCCAATCGTCCGAGCACCCCTGCGCCTGTTGATCGGGTCCGAGCGGGATGTAATGAAAGACGGTCCCGTCCGCCGTCGTCGCTTCCGGCAACCGCATCGACGCGCGACGAAGACGCTCGTCGTCCCCGCGCGCTTTGATGGATCGCGCAAGCGTTTCCAGAAAGTCGGGGGGCAGCGGCATCTCAGTCGTCCGCGTCGTCCGGTTCCGTGCAGTTCGCCATGACCGGCTGACCGTGGGGCGGTCCGCCGAGCTTCGCGCGCTGGGCTTCCCGCGCGCGTTTGGCGAGCGTCTCGCGCAGCTCGGCGAGGCTGCCCTTGGCTTCGACCACGCGATCGACTTCCTCGGAAACGACGCCGTACCCGAGCTGTTGAATGAGAAACCCGGTGAACGTGTACGGCCAGCCGGTCTGCGCTTGGACGTCACGCACCTTGACCTTCTTCTTGTTGGTCATTCGCTCAGCTCCGCGATCTGCTTCAACAGGCCGGCGACGACGGGCGCCTCGGTGGCGTTGATCTCGACTCCGCCCGTACGGAGCCACTCGCCGTTCCGCGGGTTCCGAGACCGGACGTACAGAAGGTACCCGTCCTTGCCCACGGGCGCCCCGCAGAGAGCCGAGTCGTCGTTCGCCACGACCTTCCCCCCGACTCGCGCCGGCTCGTTCCTGCCCGGCTTCGACGGCTTGCGCGCGAGCAGCGCACGTCCGACCCGGTTGGCCTCGACCGCCCGGATCTTGCAGCCCATCGTGCGCCAGCGCGAGCCGCCGTGACGGAACTCGATCCACGTCATGAGGTAGTGACCGGCTTCGCCGCCGCTGGCGCCGTCGTAGAACTTCTTGACCGCGACGAACGTGGCCTCGTACTCGCCGCCGCGCGGCAGGCGGAGAGTGTCGCGCAGCTCGGCGTGCGCGACGTTGCGTACGCCGCCGTCGGAGAGCGGCAGACCGTCGACGTCGCGCGACGGCGCGACCGCTTCGAGCACATGATCCGGGGGACGTTGCATTCGTCAGGCTCCTTGTTTCGTTGCGGCGCCGAGGAGTGTCCTCCTCGCAGCCGTCTTCGCGATACCCTTGTTGCCGCGCACGGTGTGGACCTCTCCGCCGTCGAGGCTCCAGCACCAGACGCCGCGAGCGGTGATGGGGCTCGCCTGCCACACTCTCGCGATGGACACGCCCGCGCGAAGCATCTCGCACGGGTGCCCGTGGCAGCCGGGCAGCGTTGACGGCGTCCACTCGGCGAGAGTCACGGCCGGCGCCCCCTACGCGGCTTGTCGGCCCCCATTGACGCGGCGACGATCTTGGCCGCGCGCATCGCGTCGACCCCGATCTTCTCGTTCTGCTCCGTGGCCATCGCGACGGCATCCTCGTAGGACGGCCCCCAGAACCAGGGCGCCTTTTGAGAGGCGCTGCCGTCGTACGGCCAGTTGCCGGTCGGGAAGTGGCCTGCTTCGTCCTCGAACACGATCGACACGCGCCAGCCGCGACCCTCGACGTAGCTGTCCGCCGGGATGTAGAAGCACCAGCGACGCTGCGCGAAGAGTTCGTCGATGTGCTTGCGTGCGACCTTCTGCGTAGGCTCGTTCATGACTTGCTCCCGGTCAGTAGTAGCGGTTGCTTGCTCGTCGCCGCGCGCTGAAGAAGCGTCACGACGTCTTTGCGCTCGACCAGCGCGGCGAGCTTGTCGCGCAGCTCATCGATCGCCTTGCGAATGGCACATAGACCGGCCCACGTCTCTTCCGAGTACGGGAGCACCGTCTTGTTGACGTCGCCGTAGTGGATGAAGTCGGCGAACTGCTCGCGACGCTTTCGCGTGTACTCGTCCGGTTCGCCGGCCTCGAAGTCGAGGGGGTGCTGCCGTGCAACCCACTTGCCGTCGAATGGACTACGCGCACGTTCGACGCGATCGAACTCGACTTCGACGCTCGCACCGGTCGGCTCAACGTCCGGGTCGCGCTCTCGACGCGTGCCGAAGCCGCGATGATGGTGGCGGTCCCACCAACCCTCTTTGATCTCGACGAGGATGACGCGCTCCCACGTGTACGACTCGGCCTTCGCCGCCATCTCGCGGGCGAGCGGCCGTAGTTCGTCGATGCTCGGTGCGCGGACTTCCTCGTCGCCAACGCGCGCGAAGAAGTCGAGCTTGTTCCGGTCGAGCATGAGATCGACCTTCAAGCGTCGGCTAGGGCTATGTACGTCGTCGACCTTCTGCGGCTTCAGCTCGCGGGCCATCAGAGCACCTCTGGTTCGTCGTGGTCCTTGCGCGCGACGAGGTTGGCGCGCGGCGAGTCGGACCAGCGCCCCCACCGTGTCTCGGCCCGCCGGCTTGCGAGCGCGTGAAACGCGGAGTGAAGATCCTCGATGAGCGACGAGTAGTGCAGCGTCAGCGCCCAATCGACAGCCTCGTCGCTGCACGGGATCTCGGTCTGCCGGAACAGCGACTTGACGGCGATGATGCCTTGGATCTTCTCGCGCAGATCGTCAGGGAACTCGCGGTCCCCGGTGCAGAGGTTGACGTCGAGCACGATCGGCCGCTCGACCTCGGCGATGCGCGCGAGATACTCGTCGCGCGAGAGGTCGCGTGGGATCTCGCGCACGAGGCGCGAGGCGTCGTCGAAGTAGCTCGTCACGATGACGCCTCCTCTTCCTCGACGACGACGGGCGCCGACGACACCGCATTCCCGCGCCAGCCGAACTGCGCGAACAGGTACGGCTCCTTGAGCGCGACGGTCACGAGCTTCGCGCCGAGACGCTGGAGCGCCTTGTAGAAGCGCTCCGACAGGTGATTGCCCTCGTACTCGTGCGCCAGCTCGTGGATGAGCAGATCGTTGACGTTCTCGTTCGGGCCCTGCTCGAAGAACGCACGTCCGAGCTTGGCCAAGTTGAACGTCAGCTCGCGGTTGCCGTAGCACGCGCCCCACCTGTCGGTGATGTGCCCGCGATCGATGACGACGCGGATCGTGTGGCCGATGAGCCGGCGCGCGATCTCGACAGCGTAGAGCCCGATGTTGCGCATCCCATCGCTCCACTCCGACTCGTCGAGGAGCTTGCGTAGGGGCGCGTTCGGGTCGGTGCTGTACGGCTTGGGCGTGGGCCGGATCTGGCCCGAGGGCAGCGCCGCGCCGTGCGCGCGGATGTTCTGCCACGCCTCTCCGGTGTACGCGCCGCCGTGAATGAGCTTGAAGCCTTCGGCTACGAGGCGCCTGTTGGCCTCGGGATCGCTCGGGTCGAAGATCGCGCGCTTGGGGCCGTACTGGAGTTCGAGCACGGCCTTCACCGCCTCGGGCGACGCGGCATCGGCGCTGATCGCGTCGGCGACGGCCGAACGCGCCGCGTCCTCTGGCTTGAGGTGCGCGTGCATCGCGTTGAGCGTCGCCACGCGCACATCACGCAGGTAGCCGGGCGTCACGTTGTCGCGCTCGGCGCTGAGCGGCACCTTCTGCATGATCTCGACGTCCCACGGATCGTCGGTCTCGACGACGGGGATGCCGAGTTCGTACAGTCGTGAGGGCGCGCCGGGCAACCGCTCGTAGACCCGGACGTCGGTGTGCCGGTAGGTGCGCCGCAGGTAGCCCTCTTCGTCCGCCATCTCGGTCTGAAAGCACTCGCGGAAGACGTGGAGCGGCTTGCGCACTACGAGGGCTTCGCCGTTGATCGTCGTCGGGATCGGCGCGATGACCGTCTTGGCCGCCGCCAGCACTGCGGCCAGCTCCTCACGCGTCATGCGGATGGTCGCCTGGAACTCGGTGCCGGTCTCGCGCTTCAAGCGCGAGGACACGCGCGTACCGTTCTTCTCGAAAACGACCGTGCCCTTGGTCGAAGCGATGTGCGCCGACTCGCACGCGGCCAAGACCAGCTTCTCGCCCAGGTTGAATCTGCCGCGCTTCTCGGGGTTGCCCTTCTTCTCGCTCTCTGCGAACAACGTGTACGCGTGCGCCAGGTTGCGGAAGCCTTCCGGGTCGTCGTCGGTCACGAGCACCTCGACCAGCGGACGCCCCTCGACCGGCTTGAGCACGACATCGACACGCGTCGCGCCCGTGTCCCAACCGTTCTGGAGCAGCTCGAAGAGCACGTACGCCATCCCGCGGCGCTTGAGCAACTTCGCGAGCCCCTCCTTGTCCACCTCGAACCAACGATGCGCGCTCACGACAGCCCCTCAAGGTCCGAAGCCGCGACCTCATCGGTCCACGTCGCCTCGGCTTCGAACGCGGGCGAGCAGTCGCACTTGACGCTCAGCTTGACGGTCACGACGTACACCGTCTTGCCTTTGACCTTCTTCTCGTCGCGCGTGATCTCTTCGGCCTCGACCGACAGGGAGTGTTCGACGCCGCCCTCGTCGCCCTCGACGGGCTCGATGCGGTACTCGATGCCTTCGGCCTTCACGAGCCCGGCCAGCGCAACCTCTGCGTCCGTCTCGCTGTCAAACGGCGTGAGGTTGGCGACGTTCTTCCAGACCTTCGACTCGCCGCCGCGCGTCTGCACGACGAACTTCGCCGGGGGCTCCGTCGCGTCTTCTGCGAGATGGCCCTCGCACGCCTCGCTCATGTCCTCGGAGATGTCGAGCGTGGTCTCGCGCAGCTCGGTGCCGCACTCGGAGCACGCGTCGAAGATGCGGATGCTGCCGGTGACCTGCCCGTCCTCGTCGATGTCCACATCGACCTCGGGCTCCTGATCAGTGTCGTAGCTGACGAACTTGTTGCAGTCGGGGCAACGGGCCATTGAGGATTCCTCCTGGCCATGAGTATTACCTAGACCGCCTATGAAGTCTAGGCCGAATCGTAGCCCTGCTAACCCTCGACAACGACGGGTGTTTTCTTCGCGTTCGTGTCGAGGAAAAGCTGCCGCGTGACCTCGGCGATCGTCACCGGGCGCCCGGATGCTTGCGCCGAACGGACGGCCACCGCGTCGATCGCCTCGACCTCAGCGGGCTCGTACACCTCGACGTAGAGCACCCGCAGGATCTTGCGGTCCGTCTTCTTCGCCTTCGTCTTCGTCTTCGGCCGGCTCATCCCATCACCTTCCCACTCTGGTTCTCGTGCGCCCGCCTACGCAGGACCACGAGCCCTTCCATGACTTGCGCCATCACGACCTCGATTGCGACGTCGGGCGCGAACGCCGACACGCCGTACTGCGCCCCCTCTCGGCGGAAGATCAGAACGACGCTCACGTCTGCATCATGACGGGTCGCCAGGTCTTCGCAAGTCGCCGCCGCGACCTTCGCGTAATCGCCGGCACCAAGGACGTCGAGCTTCTCGCGCCCCTCACGCACCTGCGCGAGCACACGGAGACGCTCGTTCGCCGCGTCCAGCTCGGCGCGCGGTGCGGCCTCACACCGCTGCCCGCAGCCCGGCACGTTGCAGATGAAACCTTCGTCTACGCGCAGCCACGCGTGCTTGTGGCTCTCGGTCGCCGCGTCTTCGATCACGCTCTTCTTCTCAGTCATGGTGTGCCGCCTTTTCGATCGTTGTTCATCGCCGCCGCCGCTTCCAGAACTCGGCCGCTTGCTCCTTCGTCGCGATCGTGAGCACCGGCTTGCCGAAGCCCGACAGCATGAAGTTCGCGACGATGAACGCGTCGCACTGGTTCTCGTCCCACGTCTTCGGCGCTCCGCAGCGGTTGAAGAGTGCGAGCTGAACGGCGACCTTCGGGTTCGACTGCGGCACGTCGCCCAGAAAGAGCTTGCGCGCAGGCGACGTGGACACGACCTGGGCGATCATGTCGCGCGCCTGGAAGAGCCGAAGGCGCACGATGCCGCCCAGCTCCATGAGCTTCGATGCCTGCGCGTTGTTGCGCGAGAACGCGTACTGCTCGATCCCGTACAGACCGGGCGCGCCGAGTTCGCCTGTCAGCGCCCACGCCCAATCGGAGATGATGCCGTAGCGCTCGTACTGGCCGCGCGTGTCATCGCTCTTGGGCCCCTTGGGCTTGAGAAGCCACGTCTTCACGCGCTTCCAGTCGCCAGGCTTCCAGTCGAGCGGGAGCGCGACCGCCGCCGGAGCGGAGAGCGAGAGATCGAATCCGAGCGCGTAGCCGAGCTTCTTCTTCATCACGCCACCGGCCTTCGCGTCGAGTCGGGTGGCGGCGGGAGCGTGTCGTCATCTCCAGCGTCGACGTCAGCCGACCCCCAGAGATACAACCGATCGATCTCGTCGCAACGCGCCTCGACGTCTGCGCTGCGAAGTCCGGCCTGCGCGAGATCGGTGTCGCCTTCGGTCTCGATCTCCATCTCGACGGGCATGTCGTCCGGTAGGTTCTTCAAGACCTTGCGTAGCGAACCCACGGTCATCCTCGGCTTCTCGTGGATGTCGGTCATGACACGGTTCTCCTGCACGGCTCGATGTGCTTGCCGAACGTGCCGCCGCACTCCTTGCACGCGGGAAGCGAGTCGAGACGCCCGAGAGCGGCCAGCTCGGCATAGGCCGCCTCGTGGTCGTGGAAGAAGATGGTGCCGCGCATGCTCGTGAAGTTGCTCGCGGTCGCGTTGCCGCTCACGACGACGGCGATCCGGTGTGGCCCGACGGGCTCACTCGCCGGGCGCCAGCGCATGAGCGCGTGGGCGTAACCGAGTTCGAGCCACGCGCCCTTGCTCGCGCCCGATGGGATGAGAAGCCAGAAGACGTCGGCGTCCTCGATGCCTTTGATGTTCTTCTCCGAGTGGAGCTGGCGCTCCTCGTGCGTGAACTCGTGGTCGGGCTTGCCGGCCTGCACGATGTTGGCAGGCCAGTCGAACGTGATCTCGACGCCCGCCGCGATGAGCCGCGCGATGTACCTCGCGATCATCTCGCGCTCCGTGTACGCGCCCGCGACGTAGACCTTCATCGCTTTCGCCCGGTGAGGAAGTTGTAGACGTCGCGATTCCAGCGCGCATCGACGAGCGCGCTATGTCGACCCTCGTAGTCCTTCGGCTTCGCCGGCAGCTTCACGTCGCCGTGGTCAGTGGCGAGCTGCTTCAGCTCCCGGAACCACTTGGGCATCCGATCGGGCATGTCGAGGAGCTTGCCCCAGAGCTGGTAGAACGCGACCCAATCGGACGCGCCGTACCAGCACCAGAACTCCGGCTTGGGGTCGACGACCGGCGGGGCTCTGTACGGCACGACCCACCCGTTCGGCAGCGCGCCCCCGACGCCGCCCCCGGTGAAGAGCGTGACCTCGTCGCGGATCTGCTCGCGCGTCATCCACGCCGGATCGCCCAGGTTCGGTAGATGCGCGAGCACGTTCGCGCGCATCCACGGATCCTGCGCGACGCGGTTGAACGGCATGTCGAGGCTGCACGCGTAGAACTCGCGTCCGTCCTCGGCGACGAGCGCGAGCGAGATGAGTTCGATCGTCTTGCCGTCCTCGTAGAACTCGGTGTCTTTGAAGTACCTCATCGGATGACCTCGTGCGACGCGTGTCGGGTAGCCTCGTGCTCCGCGCGTGCTGCCTCTTCAACGATGGACGGGAGGATCTTCCTGTACAGCTCAGCGAACGGTGAAACCGCGAGGAACTCCTCGACCGTCTTCCGATCGACGGGGCACCCCTCTTCCACCTCGTGCGGTTCGCCGTACGCTTCGACGAGGTAGAGATATACGAGCGACGCGCGTCCCGGGCGGGCCGCGCCCTGCGCCGCTTCGATGTTGTGCTCACCCGAGAAAACGAGTCGCGCATTCTCGGTGCGCATCCCGGCCTCTTCTTCCAGTTCGCGCGCCTGCGCTTGCGCGGGCGTCTCGCCGTCTTCAACGAGACCGCCGGGCAACGTCCAGCCACGGTACCGTTTGTTCCACACACAAACGACACGAGTCGGCTCCTCGCCGTCCCCGAAGTCGAGGACGAGCGAAACGGCGGCGGCGCGTTGTCCGCCGAGTCGCCGGCACTCGATGCAGTCCGGCTCACACACCACGGCGCCCTTCGGGGCGAGACCGTGCTTGTGGGCGAGCTGCGAGACGATGGTACGCGCGACCGTCCACGGGTTGTCGCCGACGTGCGCGTTCGACACGATGCTCGCGATCTCGTCGACGAGGTGGCAGTACAGTTGCGACGAGTTCGTTCGGTTCGTCGCGGGATCGACGTCCCACCTCAGCGGCGCCTTCTCAGTCTGATCCGGGTTCATGTGATGATGACCTCTCCCACGTCGCCGCGCTTGTCCGGGTCGCTGTTGATCGCGCGCTGGACCTTGACGTGACGAAGCTTGAAGCCCGCGTACAGCTTCCGCACGGTCGGCACGTCCGCGTTCGAGAGCACGACATGCACGCCGCGCTTCTTGAGCGCGAGGGCGACATCGCGAAGGCGCGTCTGATCGTTGAGCGTGAAACCGTCCGCCGTGTAGCTCGTGAAGTCGGCCGTCGTCGACGTGGGGACGTACGGCGGATCGAAGTAGACGAGATCGCCACGCACCGCGGTCTTGACCGTCTTCTCGAAGTCGCCGATGCGCAGACCGGCGCGTGTGCGCTTGAGCAACGCGGAGACCGCCCGCAGGTTCGGCTCGTCGCAGATCGTCGGGTTGGTGTACCGGCCGAAGGGCACGTTGCACTGCCCTTTCTTGTTGACGCGCCAGAGACCGTTGTACCCGGCCTTGTTGATGTAGATGAACCACGCGGCGACCTCGGCGTCGTTCAGGCGCTCGAAGCCGTCCTTGCGCTGCTTCTTCCGCTGCGCGTAGTAGAACGTCTCGCGGTAGGGCATCTTGCGCAGAAGCGCGATGACGGTGTCCACGTCATCGCGCACCCCCATGTACATGCGCATGAGCGGCGTGTTGGCATCGCCGAGCACTACCTTTCGAGCCCGTTCGGCGAGCGCGAAGTACATGGCCGCGCCGCCCACGAACGGTTCGAAGAAGGTGCCGAACTTCGGCGGTACGTGTTCGAGGAGCTTGGGGACGAGCTTGGCCTTGCCCCCCGCCGACTTGACGATCGGTCGCGCTTCCACCGTCTCGTCCGTCGTTTCGATCTTCCGTGCTGCGGTCATCCTGCCCTCACGATCTTCAAGTAGCGTTCCCCGTCATCCGTAGTGCTCCAGTAGATATGCCGCCCCACATCCTTGCCTTCGAGCAGACCGAGGGCTTCGAGGACGAGCATCGTGGCGTGATGTTCGCCGCCGGGCTTCGTGAACGGGGCGCCCGTCTGTCGTGCGCGAGCGTACGCGCGCAAAGCCGTGATCTGCGCGCCGTCGAGTGCGTAGCTCCCGCGCTCGATGAGCGCGCGCACGTACAGCGCACGCTTGTCCTTGAAGATGCCCGCGATCAGCCGTTGCGTACGCGTCGGCGATTCGACGCTAGGGCACGTCAACCGGTTGTGCCCGGGGCCGCCGCAGGCCGAGCACGTGTGTGTGCGGTGAACCGTCTGGCCGCTCACGGTTCACCGTCCTCGCCGCCGTACGGCACGTCGTCATCGAGAGCGCCGGCCATCACCATACGATCCGCGTCCTCGTCGGCGATGGTCGGCCCGTTGTCCCCGATCGAGATCGCCGGAGCGCGCGAGGGTTTGGGTCCTCGCGTCTTCGACTGCTTTCGGACGTTCTTCGCGGTGCTTGATCGGGGGGTCGTCATGGTGCGCTCACTCGTTGCCAGTGCCGAAGTCACTCCCGAGGCCGTTGGTCTCGTCGCCGTTGCCCGGATCAGGATCGGGCACCGCGCCGCGCTCGGCTTGCGCGAGCAACTTGGCTTCCAGCTCGGGAGGCGTCTCGATGTGTTCGTCGAACTTCTTGAACACGGTCTTCGCGAGCCTCTCGTCCTGCGCGTCGCGCGCTTGCCGCTTGGCCTGAACGGCGCGCCCGCCCTTGCTACCGGCGGCGCGCGCTTCTTCAGGCGTGAACTTGTGCCCATTGCCCGCCGCCGCAACGGCCTTGCCGCCCTTGCGTGCGATCTCCCGAATCTTCTCGGGAGACAGGGCCGCGAACCCGCGCTTCTTCTCTGTCGTCGTCATGGCGCCTCTACACGATCGCGCAGGCGCCGTTGGCGCACGCCGGCTCGTTGGCGAGCGCGGTGCCGTCCTCTGTCTCCAAGATCGCGCCGTAGTCGACCGGCGTGTACGAGGCGAGAAGGCGGTTGTAGTACGCCTCGTCCGCTTCCGTTACGACGGCCTCGAAGGGGGCGAACGGGTAGCGCTTGTCGCCCTGCTCGGGGATGAACGACACGCCCGTGAAGCTGTTGCGATGCTCCCACACGTAGTCCGCGACCGCGCCCCACTCGTCGTCCTTGACGTGGACCGTGTTCGAGACGTTGTGCGCGAGCAGCTCACCGAAGTGCTGTTGCGTCTTGTCGGCGTTGGTGCCCGGGATCACCCAATTCTGTTGTGTCGAGCGCACCATGCCCAAGAAGTCGAGCGCGCTGAGATCGGACTTCACGACGGCCGCGGGTGCGATCTCGACGGGGAACTCGACGACCCACTTGCCGTCGGGGCGCTGCACGCACAAGTTCGGGTTCACCTGACGGAACGCCTGGAAGACGACCTCGTGCTCGTCGGCGATGACACGGCGGATGTACCGGCGCGAGTGGTGCGCGTGGTGCCCGGATGCGACGCCGCCCAGCTCCAGCGACGCCGTACCTTCCGGCTTGACGCACGTCGTGCGCGCCGCCGGCTCGATGCCGAAGCGCTCGGCGAACTGGCGGTTCCACGACTTCACATGGAGCGCGACCTCTCGCTGAAGCTTCGGATCGCACGCGATGGCCGGCGAGTCGAGCATGCCCGTCATCGAAACGCCCAGGAGCGAGTCGCGTTCGGCGATCATCTCCGAGACCCATCCGAGGTACGGGAACGACGTGTAGGTCGCCTGGAGCGTCCCGATGAACGTCGCGGCCTTAGCCGCCGCCAGGAAGTCCTCTCGCGTCTTGAGCTTCGCAGCGTTGATGGTCGTCAGGTTGCAGAAGCCCCACCCGCTGAAGACGTCACCGATGGCGACTTGGATGTCACGCTTCGCGAGCTTCGCCTGAATCTTCGCGTCGATGATGAGCCGCGGATCGAAGTTGATCTCGCCGCACGGGTTGCAGCCCCACTGCATGTTCCACGTGAAGAAGAACCCCGGCTCGCCCCACTGCTTCGTGGACGCGAAGAGGCGCTTGAACTCGCGCTCACGGACCTCGCCGCGAACGAGCACGGCCGAGTTGTTCGCGTTCGCGAACCACGGCTCGCGGTCGAGCCAGTCGCCCGTCTTGCAGTCCATCATCTCGACGTCATCGACCGAGAAGAGCGCGATCATGGCCGACCGACGAACGCCGCCAGAGAGCGGCGCGTCCGCGGCGTGGCAGAGGATGCGGTGGCACTCGATGGGGCGGAGCTGACGCCCCTGCGCGCCGTCCAGCACGCCGCGGATGGCTTCGAGCGACTTGCGGAGCGTGACGTGCCCGGGGGCCTTGCCGCCGCTCGTCTTGAGCGGCGCGCCCGCCGGGCGGATCAGGTGGTAGCTGAACTCGACGAACTCCCCTGCATGCGAAGTGCCGGGGACGTAGCTCGACACGAGCGCCTTGAGCGCGTCGGCCCAACCCTCGATCGTGTCCTCGATCACGAGGTGCCGCACCTTCTTCTCACTGACGCGGCCGAGCGTCGGCAGCTTCTCGACGTGATCGCGCTGAATCGAATAGCCGACGCCGCACCCGCAGAGGAGCAAGTAGAGCGCCTCGCCGAACGCTTCGTAGCGATCGATGTGCGTGAACGTGCAGTTGTACTGCTTGCAGTTGTTGGCGAGGATCGCCGCGCCCGCGAACTGCATCGAGCGCATCGACGGGAGCACCTTCTGCTCGCGCACGAGATCGAACGCCCACGTGATCTCTTCGGCCATGTGGGGGAAGCGTGTGAGGTGCATGCCCTCGGTGCGGCCGACGGTCTCAGGGTACACCTCGCGGCGGCTCAACTCGGGGACGTACCGCGCGTACTTCCCCGCGTGGATGTAGCCGCTGATCGCCTTGGGGTCGGGCTTCCGGCCGCGCAGCGCGCGCGCCTCGGCGCGTTCGTGGCGGTAGATGATGTAGTGCCGGGCGACCTTGGTGTGCCCGAGCTTCATGAGAACGTTCTCGACGATGTCTTGTACCGCCTCGACTTCGAGCATGCCGTCCGGCAGCACCTCGACCACACGCGTCGCCACCTGATCGATCGCTGTCGCATCGACTTCCCTGAAGACCGAACGCCACGCTTTGCCCACGGCGTGCGTGACCTTCGTCACGTCGAAGGGCTGCACTGTCACGCCGTCCCGCTTGCGAATCTGTCGATCCATGTTTCCCGTTCTCCTTCTGTTTTCCCTATTCGTGCCGAGTGCTCGGCGCGTTGTCGAGCGGAAGAGTTCTACCGCAAGTGCGGCACACGCAGGTGTGCGGCTTCTCGTCGTTGGCGTACAGGTCAAGCCACTTGGTGATCTCGTGCGCCGTGACCGCACCGCAGTTCTTCGTCACCATGAGAAGCCGGTGGATGTCGCCACCGTAGCGCTCTTTGGCCGCCGCGTGGAGCCGCTCACGCACCGCGCTACGCGTCATGCCCCCGACCTCGACGCGCAGTTCTTCGCGGTCGAGCGTGAGCCACCCGTAGATCGCAGCGTGGATCGAGTGCTGCGCGCGCGTGCTCAAAGCTGTCTTCACGGTCTCCACGGGGCGGCGTCTCCTACTTCTTCTTCGCAGGGGCCTTGCGCGCCTTGCCGGCGCCGTACGTCGTCGAGCGCTTGGAGCCCGACAAGATGGCGATGCGCTTGGCCGCGACCGTCTCGCGCAGCACGCGGGGCATCTCGCGCGCTTCGAGCTTGAGCGCCGCGCGGATCTGCTCGGAGCGCAGCCCGTCGGGGTTCTTCTTCAGGAGCGTGACGATGCGAGTGCCCACGCGCGCGATGTCGGCCGCGGACCGGCGCGCCAAGCGCCCCGTCTTCGCCGCCGTCTTCTTGGCCGCCTTGCGCGCCGGCTTCTTTGCCTTCTTCGCCTTCTTCGCCGCGCGCTTCGCAGGCGTCTCCGGCTTCTTGCCGCCGCGCTTGGGGGCCCGGCGCTTGGGCTTCGTGCCGTCACGCACCTGCACGATCTCGCCGAGCGATGCCTCTGCGAGTCCTTCGGTGAAGTCGGCGACGACTTCTTCGGCCGCCGACTTGAGCACGTCATGCACGACGGCGCCGATTCGATCCGCGAACAAGCTCGGGAATGCCTGCAACCTATCTTTGAGCGTCTTCATCGTAATCCTCTTTCGGTTGATACTTCGTCACTCTGTCACGTGCCACCGTATCGCGCTTCGCGCGCACGCGTCTCGACGCGCACCGTCTGGTTACGGTGGAACTCTTCTTCTTCGGCATTGAGCCGCTTGTTCAGATCCGTGATCGTCTCGGGCGAGAGATGGAACTTCTTGCAGCACTGCAAGTAGAACGAGTGCCAGAGATCCCGTCGTTCATGGTCGGGATGGTAGTAGCCGAGGATCTCCGCAGCATGCACCATGTGCATCATGTAGTGCAGCGGGTAGTGGTCGCAGTCTTCCAAGAACTCCTCGGCGTACTTGCGCGTAGTCGGAACGTCGGCGCCCATGATGAAAGACTTGGACTTCGCCGCATCGCCCGTGTGCGAGTTGAGGATCTCGGAGCGGTACACGCGCTGGAAGACCTTGCTCTTGTCGTGACGCGGCGAGGTGTCGCAACCTCGGATGGCCGACAAGAGCACGCCCTGATGGCGCAACCCGAGATCCAACGTCCAGCTCTTGAGCACGCTCTGCGTCATGTTCCTGCTCCCATCTTCTTGAGTTCTTCGGCGAGGCGCCCGAGGCCCTTCTCGCGCGCCGGCAAGACTTCGAGCGGAGCGGCACCGTCAGCGACGCGCGCGAGGATCTGCGCGTGGCACACGATGGGCTCGCGCCCTTTGAGGTCGTCCACGCACCAGCACGCGAGCTTCAGACCGCGCAGCTCGCGTCGAGCCCGCCGGACGAGGTGCGGGGTCTCGTCGAGGTGCTGCGCGTAGCCGCTGAGCGCCTCGTCGAGCGTCTCGACGATGAACTTGCCGAGGCTCTCGGCCTTCGTCGAGTACGGGTTACCCCAGATCGAAGGGCGCCCGACGTAGACGTCGAAGTCGGTGCGGTTGCCGCGCCGGTTGATGACCCTCGTGACGGTTCGCTTGCCGTCGAGCGCGGCGCATAGCTGATCACGCACCGCGGCCTGGATGCCCGGCGCGACCGACTCCCGGTTGCCCGCCACGTTGAGCACGCGCGGCTTGACGCGCGTGAGCCACTTCTTGAGCGACTTGCCGCTCGGGTCAGCGGCGAACGGGTTGAAGACGAGGCACGGCTTGTGGGCGCGCGCGGCAAGGTCGCGAGTGAGCCGCGAGCCCGGTTCGATGCCGGCGAGATCGTGTACGAAGACGATCGTCGCATCGGAGTGAACGACGTTCATGCTCGTCCGATCGACGTACGAGACGCTCTCGGTCTCGATGAGGTCGTAGCGCGCCGGGATGCGCCCGTCTTCGGCGCGTCGGCCCTTGGGGCACCAACCGCCGTGCGGGATGTCGAGCGCGATGGCCGCATTGAGGCCGCCACGATCGGCGCCCGTCTGCCCCCCGCTGATGATGCGCTCGACGGTCACTTGCCGGGCCCCTTCTTCGACGGCTTCACCACGAGCGCCTTCGATGGCTTCGCCGCTCGCTTCTCTGCGCGCACCTCAGCCTCGCCCATCTTCTTGAGCGCCGCCGCAAGCCGTGAGAGCCCCTCGTCCTTCCGATCGAGATCCGCCTTGAGCCCGTCGCCCGCGTCGTTCTCGACGAGATCGAGGAAGTTGTCGAGCTTGCCGATCACCGCGTGAAGGATCAGCTCGTCGCCTGTCCCGCGCGCGATGACGTACTGCACGAGTACGGGGTCCTTCGCGCCGAAGCGGTGGGCACGCGCTTCGTACTGAATCAGATCGCGTGGCTCCCACACGAGTTCCGCCATGACGATCTTCGAGGCGAACGTGAGATCGATACCCGTGCTCGCGCAGTCGATGTTGGCGACCAGGCAGCACGGGCCTTCAACCTTGCGAAGCTTGTCCACGATCGCGCCGCGCTTGGTGAGCGCCACGCCGCCATGAATGAACCGCGTCGGCGCGATCTCGTTCATCGCATCGGCGATCTGCTCGCACACCGAGCGGCGGTAGGTCCCGACGACGACGCGCTGACCTTCTTCGAGGTGACTGCGGACGAGAGCGAGAACGTGCTTCAACTTGCCGTCAGCCGCCGAGTCGAGCGCCGCGCGCATGCGCTTCTTGTCGCCCGCGATCCGTGCGCTGATGCTGACCCGCCGGTTGGCCGAGACCTCGACGTCCACGATCTGCCGCGTGAGCGCCGGCAGCTCCGACATGACCTCGCGCTTGGTGCGCCGGAGCGTGAACCAGTCGAGGCGCTTGCGCAGCTCGGGGATGTTCGACTTCCCGTTGAAGTCGTAGACGGTCTTCGTCGTACCCCCCGGCCCGCGCACATCGACCTTGTGGGCGTCGCAGTAACGCTTGGCGAACGGGAAGAAGTCGCCGAAGCGATCGGGCGAGATGGTGTCGACGATGTTGAAAAGATCCTTGACCCTATCCGTCGGCGGCGTGCCTGTCAGTGCGACGCGTCCGGCGGCCACACGCGCCAGCTCGCGGCATGCCTTTGAGCGTCGCGACGTCTGATTGAGGAGCACGTGCGCCTCGTCGAAGACGATGGACCCGCCGTTGAACCATTCGAGTAGTACGGGCACCCACGCGTGAACGATGTCGTAGTGGATCACCACGACATCGGCGTCCGCCCGGATCGGTTCGGGCGTGAGCCCGTAAGGGCGCACGACCACCGCGCTCTCCCACCACTTCGCGAACTCGCCCCAGAACTGTCGCGGCACGTCGCGCTCGGCCGGACGCTCCCACACGCCGCGCACGTGCGCAGGACACACGACGATGTTCTTGCGTCTCAACGCGCGCAGCGCGCGGACTGTCTGGAGCCCTTTACCGAGCCCCATCTCGTCGGCGAGAAGCGCGCCGGAGCCGCTGTTCACGACAACGAAGTCGATACCCGTCTTCTGGTAGCCGCGCGCATCGGTGTAGCTCACGGGCAGGTTGTGCGCGAAGGTCGGGTCGCGCTCGGGGCCGTCGTCGCTGTTGAGCCCCATCTCGCGCAGCTTCTCAACAACGAGCTGGATCGCGTCGGGGTAGCCGATGTGCGCGCGGACGGCGCCGTCCCAATGCGTGCCGGGGACGCTCTTGGCGGCCGAGTTGAGCTTCGGCGACCAGTAGGGTGCCGAGATAGCCCAGAGGGGCGTACCGGACAGCGGGCGAACGTAGAAGCCGGCCATGCGCTACTCCGCTGCGACCTTGAAGGCCGACAGGAAACCGTCGATGGTCGTGAGCGCGCCCTCGACCTCTTGGAGATCGTGCTCTACCGCAGTGTGGAGCGCCTCGATGAGCGCGGGAAAGAGCGGGACAGCCTTCACACGCGTCGCGCGTGACGACGACACGAGCGCGACGGGATCCTTGCCGTCACGCACGACGCAGAGACTCCACTTGCCGCCGAGCTTCTGCCACGACAGCGCTTCGCCGACACTGAACGAGACCTGCGCCGACACGCCGAGCGCGAGCGATTCGATGGCGGTCTCCACGGTTTCGATCTTCTCGCGCAGCTCGTCGGTCTTTCGCGCGAGGATCATGTGCGGCTTGTCGTCACTCACGGCCGTACTCCTCTCTTACGCAGCTCGCGGCGCAGCTCTCGACACTTGGGGTGACGCCCGGTGCCGAAGCGCTTGCACGCCGCGATAGCGTTCTTCAGGTGCTCCTCGGTCATCTTCCCGATGTAGAGAAGCGCCCCGTCTGCGGTCTGCCAGCGCCCCTTGGGCGCGTTGAGCGCAGACGCCGGCTCGCGGTCGTCTTGCTCGACGAACATCCGCTGGTACTCGCCTTCGCTCATCGCTTCACCTGAGCCGAGCGGGTAGAACACGCATCGATCCGACGTCATCGCCTGCCCTCGCTTTCCGCGGCCATGTAGTCGCTTTCGAGCTGATCGCTTTGGAAGTCGCGCGCCTCAGCGAGTTCGTGCAGCTTGCGCCCGAGCGCGAGCAGCTTCGTTTTCGGCAGATCGAAGAGCGTCGCGAGCACGACCTTCCGCATCTCATCGATCGCCTCGCGCTCGACGTCCATCTCCCACGGCGCGTGCGCGCCCGTCAGCTCGTGGGCCATGTCGAAGATCCACCGGATCTCGGTGTCCACGGCTTTGCGCGCCGCGCGGGGGCCGACAGGCGGCGCGGCGTCGTGTACGGGACGGGGACGCTTGCGCGCGGTCATGTGGCCCTCAGTAGCGCGGCGCTGAAGCCCGCGCATTCATGATCTCGCCCCGGCTCGCCGGGCTCCGCCTTGTGATCGCTGCGCTGGCGACCGCACCGCCCGCAGATCAAGCCTGGCAACTGGAACTGGTCCGCCCGCGCCTCACGGAAGGCGTCGAACATCTGCGCGCGACCGCCCGTCACGTTGTCGATGCGCATAGCGATCTCGTTGAGCGCGTAATCGAGACCGGGGCTCTTGAGACTGAGCACCGCGAGCGCCAAGAGCGTTAGTTGGCGGTCTGATTCGTTGAGCGAGAGTTCGAAGTCGCCGTCGAGGACGTCGAGTTTGTCGACGTCGTATGCGACCGGGTGCGGTCCGAAGTCGCCGTCGAGATGCACCTCGGCGATCACGCGCCGGACGATGCCGACGATGCGCTTGTCGCCGCTGCGGTGCGCGACGCGCGAGTCACGCTTGAGCGCTCTCATGCCGCGCGCTCCATCGTGACAAGCACGGTGTTGACGTTCGTGCCGCTCTCGTTGAACGACTGCTCGGGGAGCTTCTCGATCGTCCCGCGGTTGGCTTTCACGAACTCGTTGAACTCGCGCGTCCGGCGGTCCGTACGGAACCCTACGCCCGCCGCCATGACCGAGACGAGCTTGCCGCCGGGCTTGAGGCACCCGAACGCGGCCATCACGTGCGCGATGTCTTGCTGCCGCGAGAACGGCGGGTTCATCACGACGCGTTTGAACGCACGCTGATGCTTCGGAGCCCACTCCAAGAAGTCGGTGACATCCAAGGAGTCGACGGGGCGATCGATCGCCGTCGCCAAGCGAACCGCGACCTTCGGGTCCTTCTCGACGCACCACACGAACGCCCCCGCGCGCTTGACGGCTGACGCGAGCGCCCCCTCACCCGCTGACGGCTCCAACACCGTCGTGCCGCGGACCTCAGCCCGCGCGACGATCTTGTCGGCGAGATCCGGCGGCGTGAAGAACTGCTCGAACGCGCGCTTGCTGTCCGTGAACTCGCCGTCCACGAGGATCTGGTCGAGGGCGTCGATCGGCGCTTCGTCGAACATGTGAGCTTTCGCTTTGCGGTTCCACTTGCCGCCGAGCGCTTCGAGCGCCGCGTTGACCTCGACGTACAGCTTGCGATCGAGCGGGCGCGTGATGCGCAGCTCGCCACCCGTGATCTCGACGCCGGACGAGAGCACGTCCAACGCGGCGTCCGACAGCTTCTTCGCTTTCACTTCGCGCTCCTGTTGCTCTTGACGTCGTCCGCGCTGTCCTCGACGCGGAACTTGCCGGTGTCGATTCGGTGAAGCATGCCGCTCATGACCTTCTCGACCTGCCGATCACTCTTGTCCCCGGTGATGGAGACGCGATGCACGACCTCGCCCGTCGCGCGCTCGACGATGCGCAACTCCCGGCTCACGAGTCCGCCCTTCCGCTCACGCGCGCCTCGTCGATGATCCGGCGGACGAGCGGGTGAAGCACGACCGGGCCCACCGCGCGCCGGTAGTGCCCGAACAGATCGTCCGTCACCGGGCCCCACTGCCCGTCCACGAAGTGCGTATCGGCACGGCCCCTCACCATGGTGCATGCAGTAGACCGTCGCGCTCGCGAGATCGGTCGTCCACGGCGGCGACATCTTCTCGCAGTGGTAATGACGCGGATGCTCGTAGGAGTCGCGGACGAGCACGTACTCGAACTCACTCATGGGACGCGCCCTCGAAAGCGCCCTGAACCCGCTCCAACTCATCGGCGAGCGCCTCGGCGGCCTGCCGTACGTATCGCGCCGCCATCTGATTCGCGGTTTCGCGCGCCGCGACGTCGGGGACCGGATCTAGTGCCGCGTAGACACCGCTGGCACCTGCGATCTTGAGTGCGGCTTGCGTGATGAACTCTTTGCGCGTCACGGCCACACCCCCGCCGCCTTCAAGTGCGCGTACAGCGCGACGATGTTCGCGTGCGGCCCGTAGCACTTGTAGGCCGTCGAGCCGATACCACGCGTGTTCTGATCTCCGGCCGCGAAGACCGGCAGATCAGCGAGGAACTCGGCGAGCGGGGTGTGCATGTCGACCTGGCAGAGCATCTTGCCGTTGAGGTTGATCTCGTACCAGTGCGCGCCGTCACGCTTGCTGAAGTCCCAATCGACTTCGAACCCGTGTTCGCGGAAGAACCGCGCGAACCCGTCGTCGACCTTGGCGCAGACCGCCGCCAACGTCATAGGTACACCGCTCATCAGGTCACCGTCCTGTCTTCGCGATAGCTACGACCGTGCGCTCTCATCCCACGCTTCCAAAGCGGCTCGAACACTACGGGATCGTGGTACGGCTGATCGTTGTTGCCCGGCTCGAACCGGCACTGCCATCGCGCGTGCCCGAGCCCACGACAGAGCCGGCACCGGGGACCCGGCTCCAACTGCCGAACGCGCCGCCAGAACGCAGCGGGCGTCATCGTCGTCGGATCGAGCGCCTGCGTCGCGCGCTCGGCCGCCTGGAGATCACGCGCGGTGCGCTGTTCGAGCCGCGCCAGTTCCGCTGCGGTCTCCGCCGCACGCCGGGCCTCACGTGCCTCGGCGCGTGCCTGACGTTGCCCCTCAAGCGCCACGTCGCGCGCGGCCTTCTCTTTCGCCGCGTACCCCTGACGACGGCGCTTGGTGAGCTGCACTTGCGAGAGCCACGCGAGCACGTCGCGCCGGTCTTCGGGGTGGTACGCGCCCGTAAGCTGGCGCGCCATGTCGAAGACGGCGTCGAGAGCTTCCGGGCTGCTCGCGGCAGGGAGATCCGTCTCGTTCATGCCGCCCGTCATCGCAGCACCGTGAGCTTGTTGGCCGCGCGCGTGACGGCCGTGTAGAGCCACTTGCGCCAGTCCTCGTCGGACACCGGCCCGGGGCGCTCGACGAGCACCACGAGGTCGTCGCACTGGCTGCCCTGCATCTTGTGGCACGTCATCGCCCAACCGAAGTCGAACAGCGCGCCGGCCATCGCGAACGAGCTGATCCCCGTCTCGCGCTGAAGCTCCTCGGCCTGCGCGAAGGTCTTTTCGCGCAAGAACTGCCGCCGGAGCATCTCGTACTCACGCCCCCCGATGCCGTCGTCAGGGAACTCGATCGAACCGATGAGGTGTGTCTCGCTCTCGCCGAGCTTCTTGCCCTCGTAGTTCACGTTCTGCTTCGGATCGGCGTCGGTGAGCAGCACGCCACGCATGCCGTTGTAGACCGGCTCCTGACCCTTGGGCTTCATGTTGCGCAGGCAGACGACGTGCTCCCCCTGACGCGGAAGCTCGTTGCCTTGGCGCGCGTAGCCCCGGATACGACGGACCATCGTGTTCAGACCAACGCGACGCCGGTTCGTGTAGCAGATGAGCCCCATCTCCAAGAGACGCGCGGGCGACGCGTCGGCGTAGCGCTCTTCGAGCGCCTGCTCGACGAAGCGCAGCCGACCGAACCGCACCGCGTCGCCGGGGAGCGAGTCGGGGATGATCCCCTGCTCGCGGACCATCTTGGAGAGCGCGATGATGGGGTTACCCTCGGCCTGCCGGTGGATCCGCTCCAGACGAAGCATCGGGTCGCGCATGAGCGAGCCGACGCCGCCGACGGGCGGGAGCTGGCCGTGATCGCCGACCGCGAGGATCGGGACCATGAAGCTCTTGAGGTCGCGCAACATCGTGTCGTCGACCATCGACGCCTCGTCCACGATGATGAGCGAGTAATCGCGGTCGAGGATCTCGCGCCGAAGCCACTCCTTGCCGTGGCAGATGCGGCAGTTGCCGCTCTCGTCCTTCTCGGCGCGTATGAGGATCGTCTTGGCCTTGAGCCCTTCGTAGACCTTGGCCGTGACGGTGTGGCCGTTGGGGCACGTGAACTCGGGCTCGACGGCGGCGCCGAACCCTGCCGGCACCTGCGTGACCTCGTTCTTGCAGGTCGGGCAGGGCTTCGCGATGTCGACCGCCTTCGGCTCGCGGCACTCGCACGGCCGATAGATGAGCGAGTGGATCGTGCCGCAGTAGGGACGTGTCTCCAGCGATCTGCGCCCGTCGCGGTCGGCCTTCTGCACGCCGACGGTGAACATCCCAGCCGCCGCGAGCTTGCGCTTCAGGACCGAGCTGGCCTTGCCCGTGTAGGCGCAAAACGCGATGGGCGGTGGCAGGTTCTCGGCGACGAGCGACACGACGGTCGTCTTGCCGGTGCCCGCGTAGCCGCCGACAGAGAGGACGGGCGTGTTGTCGGCGCCCTCTTGAGCCCACCCGACGATCGCCTCGTAGACCTCGCGCTGGTCCGACGAGAGATCAGAGACGTCGAGATGATCAGCCATAACGAACCTCGCCGAGTAGAGCCATCTGCACCGCCACGTCATAGACCGCCCCGTCGGCCTTCTCGTACCAGTCGACGCCGTACCGCTTGACGGCCTCGCCCCACGCCTTGATCGCCGCCGCGCGGTCCAGGCGGAACCAACGCTCCGGGAGCGGCTCGCCCGCGCGCCAGAGGGCCACGACGCGCTTGCACTCGCGGTCGCTCGGGCGCCGATCATCGCCGTGCTCGTAGGCGAGCCAGCCGAGCGCGTCGTCGCGTTCGACGCCGAAGAGCCAGTAGCCGGCGTAGTACGGCGAGCCGAAGATGTCGCTGTACTTCGTGAGGAACTCGATCCACTCGGGATCAACCTTCACCGTGATCGTGACCGAGAGGTCGAGATCGCCGTCGCTCGGCGGAGCGACGGTCTCGCGCGCATGGGCGGCGCTCACGACTCACCCCGCTTCGCGCAGATAGGACCGAGGCCGCTCTCGACGCTCTCGGGCGTCGTGAGGCGGCGACCGCACCGGCCGCAACGCCCCTCGTGGTAGACCGCGAGGTCCGCAGGCATCACGCCCGCCGACAGCTTCGACCATACCCACTCGAACGCCTTGTTGCTCGGCGCGGTCGGCGCCATGCGCGACTTGCGACCGAACGCGTAGCGACGCTGGTTGAAGATGCACCCGAGGTACTGGTAGGTGTCCGGCGCCGTGAGCACGCTCACGAAGTGCGGTGGCGTGCGCGTGTCACCGTCGCGCGGCTCGGCCTTCGTGACGCGATAGGTGAACCGCGCCTCGGTCTTCTTGCTCTGGAACGTGACGTGCGCGTTGCCCGCGAGCATGAAGCGGACGGTCGCGTCGGCGGCGCGCAGCTCGGCGCGCGGTAGCGGCGAGCCATCATCGCCGGGATCGGGGTCGCCGTCCGTGACGACGGCCGGAGCGGGAGCGGTGAAGATGAGATCAGCTTGTGACTCGGTGGTCATGGGGTCCTCCTTGGACGCCTAGACAGTCTAGGATGCCTTGGCCGTAGGGTCAAGTAGGCGTCCCGGAGAGCCTTTTTTGCCTGCGCGCGGCGGTCATGCGGGTCTCCGCGACAGGTAGCCCAGCTCTTGGAGCCGGCGGTTGCTTGCGTCATCGTAGGGCGCCTCTGCGAGCGTGCGCCGGACGAACACGCGCCGGATGAGCGTCGCTTCGTCTTCGTGGTCGTACATCTCGCCGGGGGCAAAGACCTCTTCGTCGATGTCCGGCGCCGCCACGGCGCTCGGCGACGTTTCGATCTCGTCGGGCACGTAGGTCACGTCGATCACGTCCACGTGCTCCATTGCCGCCGTGTAGACGCGCGAGCCGCCGATGAACCATACATCCTTGCGCTCGGACGCCAGCGCTAGCGCCTCTTCGATAGAGCGCGCGACCAGCACGCCCTCAAGCGCCGCCGTCCAAGACACGACGATGTTGAGCCGGTTCGGGAGCGGCTTGCCGATGCTCTCGAACGTGTTGCGGCCCATGATGACGGCGCCGCCCGAGGTCACGCGCTTGAAGCGCTTGAAGTCGCCCGGGTAGTGCCACGGGATACGGCCCCCCTTGCCGATGATCCCCTCGTGCGTCTGCGCCCAGATCGATGCGATCATCGGAACTGTCTCCACGCTCGCGACGGCACCGCACCGCGCGCGGCCTCACCCGTGTAGTTCCCATGGTACAGCCGCACCTTGCCTTGCATCGTGTGAAACCGGATCTGCGCGACGCGCATGCCCGCGTAGACACGCACCGGATGCGCGACGAGCACTTCGAGCGTGTACTGCCCATCGAAGCCGGCGTCACCGTAGCCGGCGGTCGCGTGGACCTGAATGAACAGTCGGCCGATCGACGACTTGCCGTCCAGCACGGGCACGTACTTCTCGGTGTGTACGCGCTCCAACGTGTGCATCAGGTACCCGATGCCAGGCTTCAAGATGAAACCGTCCTCGCCGATCACGTATCGCGTGACGCGCGGTTCGACCTTCACCGACAGCGGCGTCTTGTGGTCGTACGCCGACAGCCGGCCGCCGCAACTCGGGCTCATCGCCTCTTCGACGGTGTAGACCCAATCGTTGTAGACGGCTACGCCGTCGCCGAGCCGCAGGTCGTAGCTCGCCGGGTTGACCTGCGAGGCGTCGTACGGATCGATCTCGATGTCGCCGCGCTGGAGCGCCGCCGTGATCTCGTCGCCGGTCAGAACGCTTCCGGTGTTCATCGCTTCCCCTTCACGGCGCGAACGAGATCGCGTCCGAGCTGCGTGGTCTCGATCCAGATCACGTCGTGGTGGTCGACGCGCGTCGAGACGAGCTTGAAGTGCAGGAGCCACACGACCTGATGCGCACCGAGCCCGTCGAGCAGGTCGAGGTCTTGCGGCTTCCAGCACGCTTCGAGCAGGCGCACGTCGCGCGGCGTGAGGCGCTCGTCGAGCTGGACGAGCAGCGCGCCGTCGAGCGCCGCAGCCGCCGCCTGTTGCGCGATGGGGTTCATCCGAAGTCGCTCCAGCGCTGGCCGACCTTGAGGTCGATCGGGAGGATGAAGTGCCGTGCGCCGTCCTCGACGCGCTGCGAGCTGCCGAAGCCGTCCGCCGGGATGATGACGGGCTCCGACCACACCTTGTTGATGAGACCCCCCTCGTACTTCTTGATCTTGCCCTTGTCGTCGAGGACGGCCTTGCCGGCGACGCGCTCAACATACTTGTCGGGGATCTCCATGATGGCCGCGTCGTGGATCTGCGCGACAACCGCGCTCCCCGGCGGCAGCATGCGCCGGATGTACGGCAGGCGGATGTTCATGATGGCCGCGATGCCGCCCTGAATCGGCCGGTTGGCGACATCGGGGTAGCCGGCGTGCCAGCCGAGCCACGAGATGCGTCCCGAGATCGGGCAGCGGTAGTAGCCGTACTTGTCGACGAACTTCTTGTTGCGCTCGACGTAGCGGAAGTAGTCCGCGCACTGTTCACGCACGAGGTCGCGCATGTTGAGCACGTCGGGCATGCGAATCATCGCGAAGCCCTTGGCCTGACAGAAGCCGAAGATCGTCGTCGGGTCGGCGTAATACTGGAACCCGAAGATCGAGTTCTTCTCGACGTCGCGGAACGGCTTGCCCGCGCCCTTCGGATCGGTGCGGATCAACTCCGCCTCGGTCGGGAAAAGGATCTGCGCGATAGCCGTGTGGACGTCGCCGGACTCGCACATGGCGATGTAGTTCTTGTCGCCCGACAGGTACGCGGCGAAGCGCAGCTCGGCTTGGCTCAAGTCGAAGTAGACGAGCTTGCACCCCGGGCGCGCGCAGTACAGCTCGCGCACGCGCGTCTCCAGCACGACGGGCTTGACGTCCTTCGCATCGACTTCGAGCTGCACGCCAGTGCCGTCGACGCGGATGAGCAGCTTGCCGCCGTCGTGCGGTTCGAGGACAGTCGCGCCGACGGTCTCACGCCCGCCGCCCGAGAGAAGCACGGCGCCACCAAGCTCCCACTTCTTCAAGAACTCGCACCGCGGGCAGCTCTGGAGTCGGCACGAGTAGCGCCCCGAGGCCGCGCCGTAGGAGCGCCAGTTGAAGTGCGTGCGCGCGTAGGCCGGGTACTTCTTCGGCGACTTGTCGAGCACCTGACTCAAGATGTACGTGCTCTTGATCTTCACCGCGCCGCGCCACTCAAGGAGCATGTTGGCGAACCGGCCAGCGCGCGTAGGGCTGCCCTTGAGGCGCTCCAACGTCTTGCTCGACGTCGAGGGTACGCCCGACTCGGTGGGGTCGGCCGCCGCCAGAGGCGCGCGCAACGTTCCGAAGAGCGCCTTGCGGACGGCCGTGAGCTGCATCGGGTGGAAGTTTGGCCGCTTGAGCAGCGCGCGCATCTCGCCTTCGAGCCTGACGATCTTCTGCTCGACCGCATCGAGCAGCTCTTTGCGGCGCACGAGGTCGACGCCGATACCGTCGATGCCGATGCCACGACAGAGCCGCGCGTTCTCCTTGTCCACCGCGTAGACCGGCAGCTCCGGCTTGAGGTCTTCCTGCATGCGGAGCCAGGTCTGCGCCTGGATGACCGCGTCGGCTGCGTTGTATCGGACCAGCTCTTCGGGCGGCAGCTTCTCGGGCGGCAGACCCTTCTCCTCACCGCCGCCGCGCTTGAACGTGATCTTCCACGGACCCTGATCGCAGAAGACGCTCGCGACGTGCGCGAGTCGTTGCGGCAAGTGGCTCGCGAACGTGTGGTGCGCGATGAGCGTGTCTTCGAGCTTCTCTTCGACAGGCTCGAACGGCACGCCGTGCCGCTTGAGGCTGATCTGGTCGAAGTTGTAGCCGTTGTGCATCCCGATCTGACGCGAGCGTTTGAAGAGCCAGTTGATGTGGCTCGCGTACTGAGGAAACCACGGCCAGAGCACGACGGTGTGATCGCCGTCGGAGACGCCGACGCACGCCATCTTGTTGCGCAGCGGGTTCGCGCCGTCCTTGCCGCCGGGTGTGCTCGGGAGCGTTTCGATGTCGATCGAGATGACGTCCTTGAGTTTCCCCAGCTCGCGACGAATCGACTTGAAGGTCGCCGCGACCACCTTCGCGCGCTTGCCGCACACCTTCGCGAGCGGGCCGCGCACCTCGTTCGGCCGCGCCGTCACGAGCGTGAAGGGCTGCGCGTCGAGAAGATGCTCGGGCTTGAGGTCGCCGCGCAGCCACCTCGCCACGCGGTCCATGTCGAGCTTGAGGATGGGCGCCCAGGTGTCCGAGCGCAACACGAAGGCGGGATGAACCGTGGGGAACACCTTGCGGCCGGCGATCTTGCTGCGCCCGACGGCGATCTGCGCCTTGAGCACCAGATCCTTCATCTTCGGCGAGCGATTGAGCTTGGCCTTCTTCGCGTCCTTGAGCGCGTTGGTCGGATCGACCTCGCGCGCGGTCCAGACGAAGCCGCGAGCGTGCATGATGCTGCGCGTGCCGAGGATCGACAGCGCTGCGCTCTTGCCGAGCGCTACGATGGGCGCCTCGGGCGGCAGATCCGCCAGCTCGCGGAGCAGACGCGGCGCGCAGCACACCGATGCCTGCTCGTTCTCCTTGTCGAGATTCGAACGGCACAAGGCGCTGTTGGTCAGGTGCGCCTCACGGATGTCGAGGTCCACCTCACGCGAGATCGACCGAAGGTACTGGCCTGTCATCCCGACGAAGGGCGTCCCTTGGATCTCTTCCTTCCGGCCGGGGGCCTCGCCGACGAACACGACCTTCGTCGGCAGATAGGACCGCTTCGGGGGCACGATGGCGCTCCCCTTGAGCGGACAGATGTCGCAACGCGCTCCGTGAGCCCGGGGGTTGTAGGGCGCGTCATCGTCTTGAACGATCGGCAGGTTCGGAGCGGCGGTCATCTAGTCCTCGACCTTCGGCTCGCGTCCGCCCGCGGCGCGGTACGCCGCGATCCACGTGTCGATGTACTTCGACATCTTCTCGTCGCCAAGGCTCTCGATCGCCTTGTCGGCCGCCTTGCGCGCCTGCGCGGTAGGGAACCGCACTGCAAACCAGTCCCCGCCGGTCTCCGCAAACCACTTCTCTGCGGGCCCCCTCATGACACCTTCACCGTGAGGTAGCTGCCGTCGGGAGTGCTCAGCTCGTCGACGTGCGCCCTCGGCGCCGAGGGCGGCGGTGGCGGCACGAGACGTGGTGCGGGTCGAGGGCGCCGCTCGGGCTGATGCGCGTGGCAGTAGTCGTCATCCCACGGCTCGTAGTGGTGGAAAGGCGTGATCGGAAGCCGGTATTGGCAGCGCTCGCCGTCACGCCGGGTGCCGGCGCACGTCCGCCGCGGTGGCGCAGGCGCCCGGGTCGGCTCAGGACGCGGCGGCCGACGGGCGGCGGCAGCCCACCCCTCGACGAAGGGCTCCCACCCGCCGAGCGTCATCATCTCCTCGAACCACACCGCCGCCGGCAGCGGGTTCATGACCAGTCCGCAGGCAACGCACGGAGCACCTCTTCGATGCTCGTGCAGAGGTACGTCGCGCCCGAGTACATCAGCTCGGGCTCGCTCATCGGATCGTCGAGCAGGATGACCGTCGTCTGCCCCGCGCCGATCGCGTAGCCGAGTTCGAGGTGCGCCGAGCGCCCGCACGGCAACACGAGCACGGTCGCGTCGGCGCCTTCGAGCGCGCTCATGTCCGCCTTGAACCCCGCACGAGCGACCGGATGCGTGAGCACCTCGTTGCGGAACATGCGCGGGTCGGTGAGCTGCTCGCGCGTGAAGTGCGCGCGCCAGTCGAACGTGTTGCTCGGGTCCTTGAAGTCGTAGACGGCGTGGCGCAGCTCACGGAGCGCATGGACAACCGTAGGCTGCCGCTCGTTCCTGAAGCTCGACGCCACGTAGATGTTCATAGCGCCCCCTTGAGGTCACGCGCCGCGGAGAGCGTCATCCAACCCGACGAGATTGGAACCTTCGTCCCTACCTGCACCTGCTCGATGTCGCAGTCGTAGACGAACCACCTGATCTGATCGGGGTGCGTGTTCAGGCGCGCGAAGCGGAGCGTCGCGTGACCGTCGTTCACGGCGATGTAGACGGACTCACCGACCTTGAGCATGACGCGCCCCCTTGATCTCGGGCTTGAACTTCGTCGCGTACGCGAGCATAAGCGGGTGCTGAGGGAAGTCTTCCGCCGTACGCCCGAGCGTGCCGATCTTCTGGACGAACTCGCCCACTACATCGTGGACGCGCGGCACGCGGTTGCGAATGAGGTCTCGAACGGCTGCGTTCTTGCCGGCGCCCCACGCGAGCACGATGCGATTCGCGTGCGCGCACGTCGCGTGCAGAAACGCGTCGTTGTCGAGGCCCACGGGCATGAGCTGCTTCAAGAGCCCGAGCTGGTCCGTCGAACGCCACGCGAAGAGGTTGACCATGTCGATCGCGCCGAAGCCCCACCTCGTCGCGAACCCGATGCACTTGCGGATGGTGTGGTCGTCCTCGTACTCGTCGGCCGTCGAGGGGTTGATGCCGATGAACACGCAGCGGTTCTCGCGGTCGCCCCACGAACGCCAGAGGTGGTAGCGGAACTTGCGGTCTTCGCTCAGCGTCGCGCCCGAGTCACTCGCGAAGCAGAGGAGCACCGACTCCTTGATCGAACGCGTCGCGATGTTCACGGCCGGCTCTTCGACTTCTGCCGACCGATGAAGTCCTTGACCCGCGCGGCCTCAGCGGGATCGAGCTTCGTGACTGCGCCGAGAACGATCCCATTCTTACGCTGCTCGCGCTCGAACGTCGCCTGGAGCACGCGCTTGCGCAGCGACGGTGACAGGTCACGCATGTGCAAGACCCCCGCCGCGACGCGCTCGCAGAACTCCTTGAGCGGGATGAGCTTCTCCAGACGCGTGAGCGCCGTGAAGTCCTCGTTGCGCTGCGCTTGCTCGAACAGCGCGACCATCTTGCGAACCTGGCGCCGCTGGCGCGCGTGCCGCCTTCGAGACCACCGCATGGCTTCAGACCTTCCTCGCGAGATCGTTGTCGTCGCGCAGCTCGACGGTGATCGGCCGCGTCTTGTCCGTGTCGTTGCGCAGTTCGAGGATGTGCGCCGAGCCCGGACGGCAGACAGGCATGGTGAGCCGCGTGTTCGTTCGGCCGCGCGCGAACATGGCCGCCGGGAGCTGCACACCGTCGGTGAGCACCGACGTCTCGTCGATGCGCCACTGCATAACGAAGATGCCGAGCATGGGCGGGTCGATGACGAGGTTCGTGACGAGGAAGTCGTCCGACGGCTCGATGCGTACGATCTCGTTCTTGCCGGCCGGGATGGTGACCGTGACGCGCTTCCAAGGAGCGAGGCTCACGGCTCCCTCGCGATCACCCGTGCGCCAGGCAGCGTCTTGAGCGCGATCTCGCGCGCGTCTTCCAGATCCTTCGCGATGACCGGGATCCAGTGCGCGCCCCACTCCTCGGTGAACCCGCCCTGCGTCGTGAAGAAGTCGATGTCCTTGACCCGCACGGCGCCGTTCGGGCCGACGTGGGCCATGACGACGACGCGCACCGGGGGCGTGTAGCCGTCGAGCCGGAGCGCCTGCTCCAAGTCGTCGGAGAACTCCGCGTCGATGTGGCGCCGCTGCTTCGCGTAGCGCCAGAGACCATCCTGCGCGCTCTTGTCCGCGGTAGAGAGCGGCACCTTGCCGGCCGGGCAGGTCGGGTACTTGTCGGATTGGAACTTGCCGTTGATCAGATGCGCGCCCATCTCATTCGCTCTCCTTGAACTTGAGACACTTGCCGCACGCGCACGAACCATCGGCGCTCAGCTCGTGCGCCTCACGCGTACACGAGCAGCCCTCGCAGATGTCGCCCGCGGCGCTCTCATCGCGGTTGTTGTCGATGGCGACGAGATCGTCGTCTTCGAGCAATGACACTGGCCGGCGCTTCGCGCTCATGACCCGGACTCCTTCGTGGAGCGATGGGGACTCGAACCCCGTGCCTAGCCTGCCGGCTGCCTCGCCGGTCGCCCCAAGCGACGTGCGAGGGGGCGCGCACCCATGCGCCCCGCTCGCTCGTCACGCTGTTGCCTGCCTTCAGCGCCCGCGCGCGTTCTTCTTGGCAGGCTTGCCGCCGCCGCCGCGAGCGGCCGGGCGGTCGTCGTCGTCGTTCTCGCCGTCGCCGTCGCTGCCGCTCGTGAGAGCCGCCTTCGGGTTCTGGAAGAGGATCTCGGTCGTGGTCTCGCCCGTGTCCTTGCGGATCGTGTGGCGCGTCCAGGCCGTGAACTTCTTGCCTTCGAGGGCGCGGATGAGCGGCTCCAGATCGCTCTCCGGGTCGGTGAGGCGCTTGGGCACGAGGTCGAGGTCGATGTCCGCCGCCTCGCAGAGCTGACGCAGACGCAGCTTGCTCATGCGAGCCGCGCGCGCCTTCTCGTCGCCGAAGAACACGATCATCGTGCTCAGCTCGGCGCCGAGCGCCTTCTGGAACTCCTCTCCCTCTTCGTCGCTCTTGTCGAGGCGAATCGGGACGATCAGCATCGGGTACTTGTCTTCCTTCGTCGGCTGCACCTTGCACTTGCCGCGCGGGATCGAGACGCCCCACTCGCCCACCGGGGCGTCGGGGGCGATCTCGTTGACGTCGAACTCGACCTGCTTGTACTCCATCTTCTTGCCCTGCGAATGCGTGCTCGTGCTGTTGGTTGCCATGATGTGGCTCTCTCTTCCTTCTGGGGACTATCCCCCGTGACTACCTGCGTGTCGCTGCTACCGACTTGCCATTGTTGTTGGCCTTGTCGGCACGTCTGAACATGTCGTGGAGCACGCCTACGTCGGCGGCGATCTCGTGAGTGCCCGGAGCGGACAGACACGACGGTCCGTACACGCCAATCGGGTTGATGAAGAAGCTGCGCTTGCCGGCTTCCTTGGTGTGCGGCGCCATGAAGATGATGTCGCCGAACATCCCTGGGATCTCTTTGCGGGCCGCGCCTGCGAAGAGCGGCGCGACGCCGTAGCCCGTCTTCTCGGTCTGCCCGTCGATGAGCCCACCGCCGGTCTCGATGTAGTGCGTGATCACGTAGATGTGCGCACGCATGTCGAAGAGGCGCACGAGGATGTTGACGAGCCGCTTGCGGTACTCGCGCCAGAAGCGCCGACCGTCAGCCTCACCCTTGGCGTTGCGCGTTTGGTCTTCGAGCGCGACTTCGAGCCAGCTCGCGTAGAGATTGAAGTCGTCGAGGACGATCCACTTGTAGAGGCCGTCCTTCGCCCCCTTGCGCGCTTCCTTGAGCGCGTCTTCCATCTGCGCTTCATCGCGCACGACGTCGAACTTGAACTTCGTCGTCTTGCGCGCGGCGTCGGCGATGCCTTCCTTCTTGCCGCAGTTGATGACGTAGCCGGGCCCGAAGGACGTCACGGCTGACGAGACGACCGACGTGGACTTGCCCACGTGGGGGTCGCCGAGAACGAGGACGCGATCGAACGCATCCCTCTCCAGCGAAGAGGCTTCTTGAGGCACACGACTCCTATCTCAGCCCGCGTCGCCTTCGAGTGGCAACCTTCGTCGTTGGGCGGACTCCCTCTGTACCGAATTGAGGTAGGGCGGGCAACAAAAAAAACCCGCTCCCCCGACGAAAGGGGAGCGGGCCGGAGGAGTGAGCCTGCCTGCCGAGAGACTACGGGGAATCGCGCCGTAGTGCAACAAAAGGCTTGCGCCTCGACCGGTAGCTTCGCTCGAAGCCGCGCCTCACGACAGTGTCACGAGCGCGGCGCCAACTCGGTCGCACCGAAGAGGCCCGCGAGCCCGCCGATGATCGCGCCGGCAGGGCCGCCCACCACTGCGCCCGCGAACGCGCCCGCGAGCGCGCCGCCGATCTGCCACGGCGCCTTGCTCTTCGCGGCCGGCGTCGACGACGGCGTCACGGCCGCCTTGAGCACGATCTTCGGGATGTTGAAGTTCGTGATCTTCGGCGGGCGCACCGGTTCGCTCGCCTTCGGGTAGCCGAGCTTCACGCGGTCGGGCAGCGGCGTCTTCAGCTCCGCGACGAGCGCCTCGATGTCCTTCGCGCGCTCGGTGAGCGTGCGCTTGGCGCACGTCTGGAGCGCCGCCATGTTGGTCGCCGACGCGTCGTCGAGCACGTCATTGGCCCCCTGAAGGCTGCTCTGAAGCCGGAGCTGCGAGACGACGTCGAGCTGGTCGAGTTCGTACTCGACCGTCGAGCCCATCGCGTCGAACATGATGTCGATGAGCCCACCGGTCGTCATCCAGCCGACGACGCCCCAGCCCACCGCGTCGGCGTACGCGAGCGACTGAAGGTTCTGGCCCGTACCGAGCGTTACCACGAGGAAGCGCTTGGCGAGCGGCATCAGACGCCGCGCCGCAACCATGGCGATGAGCGCCGGGTTGTTGCCGAACATACCGCCGTCGATGAGCGACAGGGTGGAGCCGTCGACCGCGTGCGCCTGCCCCGGCGGGAAGTACGTTGGCGCCGCTGAGGTGCAGCGCGCGACCTCGCGCACGAGAAAGTCCTTCGAGGGGGCGGCCGGCTGCTCGATGCCGCGCGCTTCCCACGACTTGAAGATGACCGGCTGCCGCGCGCCGATGTCGTAGGCCGGGCACGCAACGTCGTGCGGGAGCTGCGAGAGCCGCGTGTCGCCGAAGGCCGTCTTGAGCGCCGCTTCGAGAGGCGTCGGGTCGTACTTCGGCCCGTCGATGTTGGACAGGAGTGCCGGGGTGAAGATCGCCCCGCCATCCTTCAAGTAGAAGTCCACGAGCTGCGAGGTCGGGATCTCGTGCGCCAGCCCTGCGGCCAGGATGCCGCCGGTCGAGGTGCCGGCCAGCATGTGGAAGTGCTGCGCCAGCGGGGCCCCGAGCGACTTCTCCAGCGCGGCGAGGATGGTGGCGGGGACGAGACCGCGGATGCCGCCCCCGTCGATGGCGAGGATGCGGCAGGTATGATCGGCGTTGGCGGGCAGGCTCATGACCCGAAGCTTACCCCACGCCGAGGCGGTCGTCAGCGCACGCCGACGCGCTTCTGACAGATAGCGCAGCCCCACGTCGCCCCCGCCCGCGAGTCGGTGCGCCCGCACTCCGGGCACGACCAGAACCCGTAGCGCTCGCGCACGAGCATCGGCCTTACCCCCTCGATCTGGCGGTACCGCTGCGCTTCGATCACGTCCATCTCGTCGTCGTAGTCGCCGACCAGCCGGAACGCGCCCGTCCAGTGGATGGCGTTGTCCCGCAAGAACAGGTCGACGTGATCGTCGTCGGGGCGCTCTTGCTGACCAACGCAGAAAACGTATTCGCGGCGCGAGTCGTTGACGACGTACCAGTAGTTACTCACCGCCGGCCCTCTGCCTCGTCCAACTCCTTGAGCGCGTTCTCGATGTGCTTCACGGTCCCGCGCAGGGAGCGGCACGTCTCCTTGAGCTTCTCGCGAACGAACGCCCTCTGCGTCTCCGTCATCAGGTTGCTGTCGCGCAACGTCAACTCGGCGAGCGCGTTGAACATCGGCTGCACATCGACCATCGGCCCCAACACCTCGATCTTCATGCGGACCTCACGAGCTGAAGGTTGTACCAACGACCGGTGCGGACGTTCTTGCGCATGTACTTGCACTGGTCGCAGCCGTTGACGCACGGGTGGTGCGGGTGGCAGTGAACGCACCGGTTTGCATGCGGCGTCTCACGCCGCTGGACGTAGCCGTCGCCCAGCTTGACGCGCATGCGCATCCATCGCCCGCACCCGTCGCACTTCGAGCGGTAGTCGCGCCGCAGGTACTCCTCGCGGGTCAACGGCATGCGCGTCTCCTACGCGGCGAACGCGGGCGAGGTTGCGCGTCGGCCATCTCATCCCACGACGTGAACACGGGCGCCGTCATGTCGAGCTTGCTCGGATCGTACAGGCCGAGTCGGTGCGAGATCCGGTGCATCTGCGACGAGGTGCCCTCGTGCATCATGAGGATGAGCGCCCCTGCGCAGTGCATCTCGCGCGGGCCCTTGCCGCTACGGTCACCCTCGTCGTCGTAGTCGACGGTCTCGTGACAGGGGAACTCGGAGCGCTCTAGGCTCCGCTCGATCTCGCGCACGCGCGGCGCGGTCAGGTACGGCGGGATGTCCGTACGGAACGGGCAGAGCTTGCACGGCTTCGTCAGCCCGTACGGTTGCCTCTTCAGGGGCCGCGCGCCGTCGCTCATGGAACGCTACCGCGCCGGGTACGGCTGGTGCCGCGGGCACATCGAGAGGCCACGCAGACGCTTGCGGTTGCAACCGGTGGGGTACGCGCACAAGCCGGCCTTCTCGTGCGCACGACGCTTCTGCTCCGTCTCCAGCGCGCTCATGCGCTCCACCATCCATTCGCCCGGAGAGCCGCCGTGGCCCTCGTCGTCGCGGGACGCATCCCACCTCTCGCCGAGCTGCTTCAGCTCCGTGTCGATCTCCGCATCGGTCATATGTCCGATGAACTTCTCGGCGGCGGTCTTCGGCGCACTCGCGGCGCGCCAGTCGTCGAGCGCCTGCAACGCAGCGTCGAGGTCGTGGGACGTCGCGCCGCTCTCGTAGCCGACCGGCTCGCGGAGCCGACGGGCCGCGTCCTCGACCTTCCGTAGCAGCGCCAGCTCGTCGCTCACGGGCGCTTCTCGCCTTCCGCCGCTTCGTCGGCGACATGGACGTCGGCGTACTGCACGCCCTCGTAGCCGCGGATGTCAGCCGCCTGCCTCTCGGCCTCGCCGATCGTCGTGTACACCTCGGTCTTGCGCTCGCCCTCGAACCCCGCGATCCGGTACTTCACGATGTAGCCGCTCATTCGCCCATCACCTCTTTCCAGAACTCGGCGACCAGCTCGACGGCCGCTGTCATCTCTTCCTTTGAAACGTCCCGTGTCAAGTACGGGATCGCGTTCGGCCCCACGCCGAGCACCATGAACTTGAAGTCGGGCGCCAGATACTCGATGAGGCACGACGACAGCGCGTGCGAGAGCATCTCGTCGAAGTCCGGGCAGCACCATCCGGCCCGACCGTCGAAGACGCGGATGCTCTTGGCGACCGGGTTGCCCTTCTCGGTGAGCCGCCTGACGGCGAGCGTGAAGGCTCGGTTGTCCATCGGCCAGTGCTTACGCGGCTTGTGCAGCGCCATCGCGCAGACGAGCACGCGCCCGCGCTGCATGTTGCTCTTGGCCTTGCTGAAGGACCAGCTCTGTTCGGTCTCGCTCATCGCTACGTCCACGGCCACTTGACGACGACCACACCGCGCTCGACGCGCAGGCAGTAGACGGCGAAGGCGAGCCCGCACCACCAACCGACAGCCATTCCAACGAAGAGCCTGGCCACCGCTAGTCGCCCACCTGCGCGGCAGGATCATCGAGCCCGCTGAACGAATTGATCCGCGCGGCGGCCTTTCCGAGAAGCACTACCGCTTGCGCCAGCTCGGACGAGGCGTCGTCGCGCGCCGAGCGCGGCATGACCGCCGTCGAAGCGATGGCTCGACGAGCGACATCAGCGGCTTCCTGCACATCCATGGCGACCTGACCGAGTTTCTTCACCGTCTTGTCCTTCCCGTTCAGAACGACGAGTCCCCGCCGCCGCTGTCGTTGCACCCGCCACCGCCGCCGATGTCGAAGTCGCTGCTACTGCCGCCGATGTCGATGCTCGTGCCGCCGCCGCTCGAATCGTCGCTCGACGGCGTGTAGCTCGAATCGCTGCCGCCCGCGTCGTCGCTCGTCGAAGGCGTAAAGCTCGAACCGCCGCCGTCGAACACGGAGCCCCCGCCGCCCGAGTCGTTGTCATCGTCGTCGTCACGCACACGCGCGCGGTGATGACGCCGCGTGGGCCGCTCTTCACGCTCAACGACCACCTCGCGCTCGGGGCGCGCGAGAGCCTCGCCGATGAGCAGGCCCTCAGCGAACCGATCATCGGCGGGCGCCGGCATCACCGCGGTCGTCACGACGGGTCGCGTGTCCACGGGCGCCGACGAGTAGGTCGCGCGCGGCCCTGTCCACGGTACCGAAGGCGGGAGCGGCGCCTGCGTCGCGCTGCGCCGGTTCATCGCCGGCTGCGTCGACTGCACCGTCCGTCGCCGACTTGGCGTCGTCGAGGGCAACGTCATCTCTTCCACGTTGCGGCTGACCAGCTCCGCGGTCTCCAGCCGGTTCGCGTCGAGCGCCTTCTCGTAGCCTTCGCGGTCGCGTTGCGAGCGCCGGTAGAGCCACACGATGATCCCGACGAAGCCGGCGCCGAGCAGCGCGATCAAGAGCCACGTCCCGCCGGACAGGCCGTGCTCGACGACGACGGGCGCGGACGACTGCGCGATCCCGGTCGAGGTCTGCGCGCTCGCCTGCGCGCGGATGACGACGGTCTCGATCCCCGCGACCCACTCGTGGTTGTGGAAGTGCGCGTTGCCAGCCTTGCTGATGCTGTCGAAGTCGCTCGGCTTGACGCCCGTGCTCTTACCGAACCGCGTGAGGACGTGCCCTGCGACCGGATCGATCGCGAGCACCATGATGTTCGGCCCCGTCACGGCGGCGTGGGCGTCCTGCCCGAGCGCCGCGATCGTGCTCACGTTCTCGACGAGGAGCTGGACGTCGAACGGCATGTCGGCCGCGTCCTTCTGAAGCTGAGCGACGTCGCCCGGCGTCAAGTTCAAGAGCGTGTCGGCCTCGGGGTTGCGGTTGAACGTTCCCATGATCATCTCCTACCTAGATAGTCTAGGGCACCTAGACCGATACGTCAAAGCCCCTTCGGCGGGGCGCCTGACACCTTGAAGCGTGCCACGAAGTCGTCGCGCAGCTTGTCCGTTTCGGCTTCGAACGCCTCGACGGTGATCGTCTCGTTCGGGTGCCCGCTGCACCACGCGTGGTGCGTGTACCCGGGGCGGTCGGCGATGCCGCACGAGTGGCAGACGCCGCAGATGCCGCCGTGCTCGGGGCACTCCCAGCCCGTCTGAAAGCTCTGGACGCCCACGCCGACGTCGACCTCTTCGAAGCACGGTTCGGCGGCCTTGCCGCAACCGCATGTGACGGGAGGATTCATCGCCCCAGCACCGCCTTCAAGAAGTGGCGAAAGCACGCCCAGATCCCACCGCCCATGTAGTGGATCGGATCGCCCGAGCACTCGTGCGATTGGAAGTGGCAGTTCATCGCGACCCCCTCACCGGACGTTCGAAGTACATGAGCTTGCACCCCACGCAGTGCCAACCCGCGATGTACCCTTGAAGCGGCGGCCCGCCGATGCGATCGGAGTGCGGGAACTTGACGTGCGCCACGACGTCACCGCCGCAGACGTGACACCACCCCTTGGGCGGCGCGTGCTTGCCCGTCAACGTACGTCGCTCGCGCTCGTCGGCCTTCTGCGCTGCGATGCGCGCCGGGATCTCCGCCGCGATCTCGGCGATCTTCTCGGGCGTGAGCACCTTCTTGATCTTGGCTAGCGTCCGCGCGGGCGCGGGCCCCTTGAGGTGACGGTGCTTAGGCACTAAGGGCCCCCTTCTCGACGAGCACCTTCGCGACGGCGCCCTTGGCCTCGATGTCGCTGTCGGCGCGCCCGGACGCCACCGGCACCGCACCGTCTCTATCCCGGCGCATCAGGTCGAAGACCTGCCAGCGCCAAAGACCCGTCGTCGACATCTGCGCGATGTGCGCGTGGAAGTGCCCGACGCGAACCTCGAACGCCGTCGTCTGCCACACGAGGTGCTTCTGCGCCGTCGCCATCACCCGCCCCCGAGGTGGTCGCCGCGCTCGATGGCGTCCGCGATCGTGCGCGCCACGTGATCGTCGCCGCCGATCGGACCCGTGGTCGCGCCGCCGTCGCCGCTGCGTAGCCACGCGATGATCCTTGACCGCTGCGTCGCGGTGTCCTTCGTGTCGCTGGAGTCCAGCGCCTTGAGCGCCTCGCGCACCTTCGTTTGCGCCTCGTGCAGCGGCCAGTTCCCGGAGCTGCCGGACCAGCCGGTGATCTGCTCTAGCTCGCGGTCGGCGAGCGTGAGCGCTTCCTTGACGGTCGCCAAGAGCGACTCGGAGTCCAGCACGAGCGCCAACGCGACGTACTCGGGTCCGACGTCGCCGGCTATCACGCGCACCATCGCTCCGACGGCCATCCGTGCCTCGGCCTCGGCGACCTGCTTCACGCGTAGAGCTTGCGCCAGCTCACGGCACCGGTCGCCGACGTTGGGGTGCCACGGGATGGTGTGCCCGTCGTACGTCTCGCCCGCCCGAGCGGCACCGTCAGCCCACGAGCCGTCTTGCAGCGTGAAGTCATGGCAGTTACCGCGCGCGTTCGGGGTTGTAGTCGCGTAGCCGCCCACCGCGGTGAGCAGCGACACGATCGTCGAGCGCGTCCGCTCCCAGCACTCCGCCGACTCCTTGCCCGCGGCGTCCCACGCGAACACGAGCGCTCTGAGCGACGGGTGCATCACGAGACCGGCTCCCCGATGATCTCGCCGATCTCTTCCAGCTCATCGACGGCCTCGTTGTAGCGCTTGCCGAAGACGCGCGTGCTGTCGATGATCTCTTGGAGCTGTTCGATGCGGCGGTGGAAGTAGCCGCGCGCGAGCCGTCGATCGAGTCGAGGCAACACGGTGTGCGCAGTCGTCGTCATGGCCGGTACTCCTTGTTGAAGGTGCGCAGGTACTCCGCCTCTTCGGCGCACCACCGCTTGAGGATCGCCGCCGTCTCCTTGCGCACAACGGGCGGCTTCGGGGCGCCCGTGTCGGGGCCGATCTCGACGGCCTTGAGCCCCGCGCGGATGACGCGGATCACCTCGCCGAGACGTTCTTCTGAGATGTAGAGCGCTTCCTTCGCCATCAGTACCTCTCCGGCGTTTCGATCACCTCGGCCACATCTTCGAGAGGGAACGCGGTGCGCCGGTACCACTCGTCTTGAATGATGACGACGCCGCCCTCGTACTTGACCGTCTTCGTGTAACTGCCACCCGCGCGTCCCTCGTGCGGGAACTCGCGCTTGGTGCCGTCCTTGAACTTCACGGTGACTGACGCCATACGCGGCTCCTCTACTTCCAATCCGGGTGGTTCCAGTACCAAGCAAGCACCCCCGCGCCCGCGGGCGGCATCAACCGCACACCCACGATCGTCGGATCGCTTAGAACGAGATCACGCAGCTCGTTCAGACACGTGCGCTCGTCCACGCTGCCGTCAAACGCCCAGCCACGCCTCACGACGACAGTCCACATGACGTCAGTCCCCCCTCGGCATGATGACCTTGCGCGTTGTCGTCGAGAGCGCACCGAGTTCGCGCAGCTTCTTCAACTCGCGCTCGCCCTTGATCTTGCCGAGCGCCGCCATGAGCGACTTCTTGCTGAGTGACTCGAACGACTGCACGCTCATCTCCAGCACGCCCTCGACAGTCTCGACGACCTTGCCGTCCTCGACGAGTCGCCTGATCTCCTCGCTGCCCGCCTTTTCGAGCGCGCGGAACCTCTTGAGGAGCGTGTAAAGCGCCGCCGCGCGCGACTCGATCGTGCTGTTGCCCATCGGCGCGAGCGACTTGCGTGGATCGACCGGCTCGTCGGCTAGCACGCTCGCCGCTTTCACGAGCGCGGCCGTCGACTCGGAGAGCAAGTCGGCGGAGCGCGCCGGGCAGTCGTCTTGCGCCGGGCATCTACCGCAGTGCGGTCCGGGGCGCAG